AGCCATTGCGGAATGCGCGCAGACCTCGCCAGGAGGCCCCTCCCGGTCAGCTTCAGCTGTATATTAGTCACTGCAGCGATCCTGACCAAGCCTACAAACATGGTACCAGCCTGGGATTCTATCCCAGGTGATGCCCGGAGGTGTAGGTGGCCTGGCTAATGCTGGTGAAACCAGCCTGGTACGTGATCGGACGGTGAAGCCTAGAAGCCTTGAGGGCTCCAACCCTACGTCTAATCACTATCGACCAGAACCTTCCACCACTAGAAATCTCCTCATTAATTAAAATGAACAAATCTCGTAGCGACGGTCGGTTAAGTAGCAACTTACGTTGGATCCGGAAGCGTGAGCTTCGGTTCTTCATAATGTTGCCAGTCTGGCTGATAGGACTTCGAAGTATTTGGAAGGAGTGCTTCCGCCCACTGCACGATCGTATCGTGAAACTTTGGTCAACTAATGGGACGCTTTGGCTATCCCAGTATTTGGCTTTGGTTTCTCGAATTATCGTGCTATGGGTGGGGGGAGAGCGCTACTGTGAGATCGGATCCGCAGTACGTGTTCGCTTGACACGATCGGGACTCCCCATGATTCTCCCTGCATCCTTAAGACGGATCTTCCATCTCTTACGAGGTGGTGACCATGCTTATGGATTTAAGGTAATCCGGGTGACCCTGACCTTGTTATCGGTCTATCGTGTCCTTGGCTGTGCTCCTATTCTGAAATTGTCCACCATTACTGATGGCTTTTCAGGTTTGAGTTCGACACTTCCCGTATGGGAGGTGGCTCAAGTCGTGGGCTCGTTGCCGAGATCACTGGTAATTGGACGGGCTATCTGGACTTACGTCTCAGAGTCTGCCGGTCCTAATTTCAAGAAATCAACCTGGTCTGCAGGCCTAGATGCTGTAGCCTTCCTTCGGGATCCACTTGTGTGGTACCATTGGTTGTCTATTGCACTGGCCCAGAGAGCCTGGTTACTGATCACTTGGAATCTATTTACCATCTTGTGTTGCCTACCTGTATTCCCAGTACTGATTCTGTATGGGAAATTCCCTAAGTACCTTGGGCGTCTTGCTACTCTATTTGAGGCGAGAGGTAAAGTTCGGATTGTTGCAATCACAGATTGGTGGACTCAGGTTCTCCTGAAACCACTTCATCTGGGGATTTTCGACATTCTTCGCTCTATTTCTCAGGATGGTACCTTCGATCAGTTGGCACCAGTCCATTCTCTAATAGCGTATGTAAGAGCCTCAGGCGCAAAGGTTTTCTCATACGATCTCTCAGCTGCTACGGATAGATTGCCGATTGCATTCCAGATTCAAGTCCTCGAATCCCTTGGGGTTCGCTGGGCTCGTAACTGGGCTGCTTTATTGGTTACTCGTCCCTGGTTTCTGAATAAGAGCGCTACGTTTTATGCGGTTGGCCAACCCATAGGAGCTTTATCCTCTTGGGCTATGCTTGCACTGTCCCACCACTTCATCGTGCAGATTGCTGCTCGACGAGTTGGTTACCGGGAATGGTTTCAGCATTATGCGCTGCTAGGTGATGATATTATCATTGCTGATGCTGCCGTTGCGGGAGCCTACCTGGATCTTATGTCAACTCTTGGTGTCCCTATTAACATATCGAAATCTTTCGAAATGAAATCGGGTACCTGTGAGTTTGCCAAAAGATGGATTTCACCAACTCTGGGGGATTTATCCCCCATGAGCCCTGGTTTAATCCTTGGGTCTTTGCGTAATCCGCGTATGCTTTGTACTCTCATTTCAGATTCTCTGAAACGAGGTTTCATCTTTCCCACGCACGTTGAGCGAGAATTGGTTCGGTTCCTTCATATAATCCGGCCAGGTAACTGGCTAAGATCAAATGTTGGACCGATCCTTTCATCGGTTATTGGGCCTACGAGTGGGTTATGGGATACGGCCAGTGGGCTTTTATACAAAGCTAGCTGGATCGCGTTATTCCCACACTCGATGGCGAATAGACCGGACGATGTGGTCTCTGCTCTGCAGGACCTCATTGCCGACAATCAGAAATGTCCTCCTTCGGAAGACGAACTGAAGGATCAACTCCGAACCCAATTTTGGGCTCGTGTTGGTCTATTCGGGCGTAACCTTTGGGGGCTTATCTCATTGCCCTTTGTGGTTTGTTCTCCGGCATTCTGGGTCTATTACGACCTGTGCACCAAAGCTGAAGAATCCATTCTTGAATACGAAGAGAAGAAGCTCGATTATGAGCAGACCCTCCTCGGTCGAGAATGGACTATCTTGGAAGGGACCTCACTGGCTCTGAAGGCTGAAAGTCTGGGGCGCCTTGTAAAGTCTACCTTTGATCCCGGTCTCCTCGAGTGGGATCGATTACAGGCAGAACTAATACTTACCATTCACCGTTCGCTTTTTAAGAAAGTCACTGAAATAGTGGCTGTCGATAAAATGCGGGCACGGTACGTGGCAGGCTTTAGTCAGCAAAACCGCTTCGGTGGTTTTGCTGGGTTCCGTCTTGTTAAACGGATTTCTCCTCAAACTATTCCTACAGATCGTTCGGTTGTCCTTTTAGGATTTTGGTCTTACCCTTTTAAGCAAGTAATTGCTTTAAAGGAGACTGAAATTCCTCAGCCGGGCGCACCCCTTGATGGTTAATCAAGCGCTTCGCAGAATCGGA